GGTGCCGCGGCGCCTTGAGCGGCTGATCCGCCACTACGACCCCTCAGCTTCCAGCCAGGCTCCTACGAGTCGCCACGGAATCGGATCCGTCACGACCAGCTTGAAGACGCGATTCTTCGCGGTGCCCAGGCGACACCACGCGACCTGAATGCGCGTCTGGCCTTGCTTCCCCGCGCTGCGCCACATTTCATGGCCATAGGTCACGCCGCCGTCATTCGAGTAGGCGACCATCATTGTCGGATCGACGCCGTTCACGACGCCCGATACGCGCGTGTCGACCTGGCCCACGCCGAGCCCAAGCCCGATGTCCATGTCGAACTGCAGCCGGTCGAAGGTCATCTCGGTATCGAGGTTCGAAATGTGCGGACAGACCCGCACGCGGCGAATCAGTGAGAGGTCGATGTCGGTACAGATGGACGGATGCATCCGACACACGCGCCCGCTCGCGCGGTCGCCGACGAGGTTCTGTCCAAAGCCGAGGCCACCGAACGCGAACACATGACACTGCGGCCGATACGCCGTGAACGCCATCTTGTTCGGGTCCCAATACCCGCGACGATGCCACTCGTTCGTCGTCAGGTCGTAGACCCACGTCGTCTGGTCGGTCGGGAACGTGACGACGTAGAAGACGTGCCCGTCCTGCTGATAGCTGAAGGCCGCGCCGTCGGCAATCGTCTTGAGGTTCTGAATCGAATGGTCCACGGCAATCGTGCTGACCTTCTGCGGCGTGTACCCATCGGTGCGCACGACGTAACCAGCGCCGTCCTTATCCTGCGCGACCCACATCAAGGCCTGACCGGCCGAGATGCGCGTGAGCGTCCCTGACGCGATGATGCCGGTTTCGAGAAAGACCGGCGTATAGGGCGTGAAGCGCGAGACCGTATCGCCCGTCCCGGTCCACACCTCGCCCGTCTGCGAACCAATGAGCCAAATCTCATTAAAGGTGACGGCCATCGACAGCCACTTGTCTCCCGCGCGCGCGCGTTGATAGACCTGCGTGCCGTCCCAATGAAAGCCATCGAGCGACTCCGACACACGCAACGTCGACGAGCTGGCATCGAGCACCACGAAGTAGCTATCGATGTACCCACCGAACGTAGCCCCATCGACCACCGGCCCGAACACATCGGTCTCTAGGTCGTAGCAGTACGCCACGCCGCCACTAATGATGAGCATCTGGTCGCCGGCATCTCCGCTCGACGCGAACTGCACCGGCGTCCCATCATCGAATAAGGTCGACGTGCCGCTCGTGTTCGTCGCATTCGGGGTCTCCTGGTCGCCGTCGTCCCCAATGTCGTCGTACGTAATCGCGTCATTGCCACTGAGCGTCGCGAGGAGGCGCGGGGGCGTCATCGTGCCACCCGTCGTGCGATACACCTTGTAGCCCGTCGCGTTCGTGACGGGCGGCCACGTCACGGTGTTGAAGGACGTCGAGCTGAGCGTGCTCTGGCTGGTGTTGGTGAAGCCCTCGGCGCTCGCCGCGGTTTGCGCGATGCCCAGTGTCGCCACAATCTTGTACCCGTAGCGCGCAGTCCCCGTCGGCTGTCCCGACGTGTTCGTCGCCGGCGGCGTGCCGAAGTTCGCGGTATTGCCAATGTCGTTGAACACGAGGGACGTGGATCGCAAGGCCGCGACCAGCTGCGGCGGCGTCGGGCCGCCCGTCGTGCGATAGACGTTGTAGCCGCTCGCCCCTGGCACCCCCTGCCAGCTCACGACGTTCCAATTCGTCCCCGAGAGCGTCGCATTACCGTACGGGCTCGTCCCTTCCTTCGATCCGGTCGTCTCGCCGTAGGCGTTAATGGCCGTGACCTTATAGCCGTAGGTGGTCGACCCGAGGGTGCCCTGGTGCGTGAGGACCACCCCCACCGGCGGATCGAGCGGCGGCGTCAACGGACTATTCGTCACCGACGGCGATGACATTGCCCCGAGCACGGTACTCTTACGCTCGTTAATGCCGCCTTGACGGGTCAGCTCGTACAGCGTGTCGCCACCGACGGCGAACAGCCGGTTGTTCTGTGCGAACAACCCACGGACCGGCTGCTTCGGCAGCAGCACGAATTGCTCGAAGCCGGGACACGGCAGAAGATGCTGATTAGCTTTACTCGACGGCGAGTCGGCGCGTTCGAGATACCAGTTCCACAGCTCCTGCACATCGAAGCGTGGACTCTGCGCGCGAAAGGCGCTGCCGATGAAGCCCTGAAACGGCGACCGCGCGCTCACCGCGGTTCCCCGGTTCTCCAGTCGAAATACTCACCGCGATGCGACAGCGCGGGATCGACCCGCAGTTCCGCCGGTCGGACGTTCCCGCGTTTGACGAGCGCCTTCGCCTGGCGCGCGGATCCCACCTGGTCCGCCGTGAGTTGTTTGCCGTACTCCGGCGCAATCTCCGCCGCGTAGTTCGTCCGCAGGAAGCGCCGATAGCCCGGCGGGAAGGTGTACGCCGTATCGAGGGTTTGGAATTCCTGCAGCGCGGCCGGCGTGTAGAGAATGAGTTCGGTGTTGCTGACATTCGGGACCGGCCAGACGAAAACCTTCCCGAGCCCGGCGTTCCAGTTGTGGTCGTACCAAATCGCCTGGACGAGCGGGCTCATCAGATCCTTCTGATGCGTCCACGATTGATAGCGCTGGTCGGTGTAGATCGGAATCGGCTTCTCGTAGACCGGCACCACCGTGATGTCGAGAATGACGCCGGCCGCCTCGATGGTCGTCGGGCGCACGATGGGGATGTCGCCGCCGAGCCCAATGGTGTAGCTCTGTTTCCCGCTGATGAGCGGGACGATGGTTCGGGCAACGTAGTAAATCGTCAGCCGTTCGAGCGCGAGACTGTCAATCCAGTCGTTCAGCCGGTTGAGCCCGTCATTGGCGTCCTCCGACAACAACACGTCGCCCACGCCGAGCACGCGAATGCTCCGCAGCGTCGCCGTGATGAGATCGCGCGCCGTCACGCGCGCCTATCCCTTCACGCGATTCAGTCGCGGATTCGCCTTCTTGGCGGCCGAGGACGCGTGCCGTGAGGACTTCGCCAGGATCGCACTCGCTGCCGCTTTCGACACGCCCTGACGGGCCGCAATTTTCGACGCCACGGCCTTGAAGCCGGGATGCCCTTTCGCCATGGGTCCACCTATGCCTTCGGCACCGCGTCGACGCGGGCCTTGTGATGACTCTTCTTCTTCGGCGTGGCGACCGATGGCGCCACCGCCGTCGGCGACGTTCCCGTCGGCAATTTGCCGGGCGAGTCCACCCACCCCTCCCCGAGCGCCTGGTCGGCGGCCTCGTCCTCGACGACACACGCCGGGTCGGTGGCGTGGAACCGCCACGCGGGATACTTCTGAATCTCCTCGTCCATGCGTGCACGTCAGGAGCCGGACGACGTCCGGCTCCTGCTCGTTCTACTTGTGCGCCGTGTGCGAGGCCGTCTTGCTGTTGGCCTCGTGCTCTTTCTCGGCGTCGGCCTTCGCCTTCGCCTCGGCCTTCGCAGCCTTCTCGGCTTCCTTCGCCGCTTCCTCGTCGGCTTTTTTCTTGAGCGCTTCGGCTTCCTTCACATCCGCCTCGTGGCGCTTCCCTTCGATTTCCGCGAGGTAGGGCGACAGCTCGGCGTCCTCGACGGATTGCACGCCGAAGACCGGACCGCCGCCAGGTCCCCAATCCGTCGGGCGACCAAAGACGGCCGTCGCACCGCCGGCATACGTCAGCCCGTTCGTGCCCCGTGCGCCGCGCAACACGATGATGCTCGGGTTCGACGGCGACGGCACCACGAGGGCGCGCGCCGTCTCTTGGTTGGGAGCGGTCCCGAGGACGATGTCGTCGTTCGCCTGGAGGCCCGCCATATTCGCCAGCTGGATCATCCAGTCGCTCGTCCCAATGGGGCCCGAGAGCGTCGTCGTTGTCTTCGCCATGACTCTGGTCTCCTTTACAGCGAGTAGATGCGGCAGGCCAGCTCGGGGCGAAGCACCGCCCACCCGTACAGCACGTCGATGCGGCACGGGAACTGGTCCGTCGTGATGTCGTAGTCGCGGACCATGCGCAGCGAAATCCCGAGCTGCTTGTCCGAGATGCGTGATGCCATATCGGTGCCCTTCGGCACCGGCAGATCCGCCGTGACGAGCGTGAACGCGTCGCGATGGAACGCGAGGCCCACCTGATACGACCCCGCCGTGATCCCCATGAACGTGATGAGCGCCCCCGCGGCCGGCGACGCGCTCACGGTCTGCAGCGGACCGCTCGTGATGATCGGCGGCGAGATGCTGAACGTCGCCGCGCCGGTCGTATCCGTCACGGGCGCCGTCACCGTGAACGGCATGAGCGTGCCCGTCGACTGACGGCTCTGCGGGTTGACCTGGTACACGCCCGCGATGGTGAAGGTCTCGCCGCCCTTGAGCGACACGCTCGCAGACGTCCACGTGTTCGTGGCGAGCGACGATCCGGTCTGGCCCGCGCCCGCGACCGCACCCGGTCCCGCGAACGTGCCGTTGACCTGCGTCGGGCAGTTCTGGTCCATCGCCCACTGGAACCCAGCGGCGGTGCCCATCTGCCCCTTCATGTACTGCGACGCAATCGCCGTCGACTGTTGGAAGAGCCCCTTCAGTGAATCGACGATGAGCGCTTGCATCTTCGGCGTAAGCACGAGATGCCGCTGTTCGTCCTGTGGCGCCGCGTTGTTGTCGAGCATCACGCCCGCCAGCAGGTAGACGAGCAGCTGGGTCACCGGCGCGATCGGCGTGATGGGGGTGGGCAGGTCGCCCGTGCTGACCGTGCTGAAGACCTGCTTGTAGAGTTGCAGGCCGTTGTAGTCCATCTTGTTGGCGAGCGCCGCGACGGCCGGCTGAATGAACCGATCGCCGAAGTCGTCAATCGACAGCTTCAGGTCCGCACTGGAGAACTGGAAGTCCACGTGGTCCTGCGTGGTGAGCGCCACGGGAACCTGCGTCTCGGTCGCGTCCTGAAGCGCGAGCGCCTGGCCCGTCGAGACGATGTAGCGGACCGGCTTCCTCGCGTTGACGACATAGCCGATCTTCGCGCCATCGATCGCGAACTTGTCGTCGTACTGCCGATTGATGCGCTTGGTAAACGCGAGATTGTTTTCGAGGATGCGCAGGGCTTCCCGCGTAATCATCGAAATGGTCAGGAGCGTGTTGTCGGCGTAGAGCACGCCGGTCGGATGCGCCGCGAGATCGGCGCGCAGTACCAGCCAGACTGCGGCGGTGACCGCCACAGAGACGGCCCAGCAGAACGTCTCGTTCTGCAGCAGCCGACGTAGACCCTTCCTCATGGGAGCCCTC